GTAATTGTCTGAATCTGTCGTTTTGTAGGTTTTCACAATATGCATTGAATTTTCTCCGCAATTGGGACATTTGAATTGATTGTTCATTTGCTTTCGTTTAAATGGTTAATAACATCATTCATTTCAATCAATATGTCGCGAAATATTTCCGACTCAACACCCGGACGCAAACGTTCCAAAATTACGGGTTGCCACATTTTAATTGTTTCAATTAAAATTAACATTTTTTGCGCATTTTGCAATAATTCAGGATTGTAAATGTCAATCGATTTTGCAACGTTCAAATCAATCGGTGTCATTAATGGATCAACCGGTTCAACGTTTTCAATCCATGATTCAAAGTGAATCCATTTGTCGTTGTCACCGATTCGTTCGTCACCGATTTCAAACAAAATGTTTCCGGTTGCGTCACAAATGGTTTCGTCGTTTTCGAAATAATCGTCGTCGAACATTTCGCACCAATTGTTTTTGATTGCCTGAATCGCGTCGGATTTTGAACCGGTGATTGTTTCTAAAATTTTTGATTTGCCACGTTGACGGGTGTGATCCGCGAACGTTAAAATGATGTTGTGTTTCTGAATAGTGTTTGACATGTTGTTGTTGTTTTAAATTATTGATTTGCAAATATACATTAAAATTAATTTAAAAAACAAATATTTTTTAAATTAATTTCAACAAATGTTTGTTAATAACCTAAAACAACCGAAAAAATGACTTTTAAATTGCGGTCAAAGTATATGAACCAACGACACCGTAATTTTGGGCGCATGTCGAATTCCGTGCTTCAACATACAATGTTTGGTCAAATGTTTCATTGATTCCGCCAAAATCAAATTGAATGAAATCACCGGGTTGCAATGTCACATTGTACCAAACTGACGGCGACATGAACACCGTTGATGTTGGTGTTGTCAAAACAACATTGACCGCACCAATAATTGAAAAATTCACGTTCACCCACCTGAATGACATTTGAAACGGACAATTCCAACCGTTGGCAACAATTAAAAAAATTTGACCGGTGTTCAATGGTCCATTTCCGTTTGACCAATCACCGACAAAATAATTTGTTCGCAAACTACAATTGCAACCCGGCGTCGGACCTGATCCGGATTCGTCTTCAAATTTAGGGCGACAATTGCAATCACAACCGCACGGTTGTTTTGACAAATCGTTTTTGACCTTTTGACCAACTCGATTCAGATAATTTTTGTCGACTATTCCCATAATAATTTGATAAATATTGTCAAACTCATGTGACTGATAATGATTGCCGGGATTAACATCCAAAATGACACGCCAAACGTTTGATTTGCGAACGCGAAAATGAAAAACGTTATCCATGTATTATGACATTGAACGCAACCGCCCAATGGCTTCCAAAGAAACCCAAACGGATTTTTCGGATTGTCACGAAAATATTTTTCGATAAAATCCATGTAAAACCCAAACACGTTTCCGGGACGATAGCAAAATTCTAAAAAAAACGATGTCATTGAACTGAATAAACCAATGGCAAACGCTTTCAAAATTAATTGATTCAAATATCCGTCGTCGGACAATTCAGAAATCAAAAATCCAATTGCGAACGAAACAATCGCAATCAACGTCGGTGTTGTGGTGTCTTTTTGGTTCATTTTACAAACATGTTTGAACGATTCCGTTTAATTCAAAACAACACGCGCCGTCGGGCGTTGTCGCGTAATATGCACCGGGTGTTTGCAATGAAACCGGCAATTCAATTTTAATCATGGTTGTTGAATCCTCGTTGAAAACCATTGTCAATTGAATTTGTTCGTTCGGATCAAACGAAATTGTTTGTTCCAAATATGTTCCATTTGTCCAAATGTGAAATGTGAAATTTTCAGGATTTGACGACCAATTCGCAAAACCGAAATCAATTGTTTGATTTGGCGCAAAGCAACCAATATTTTTAATGCAACCGCAATTCATAGTTTTATCAATTTATATTTCAAAGATAATTTAATTCGAACACAACGTCAAAGTCAATCGCGACAAAATTCAATGACTTATCAAATTGTTTCGGCTTCGGACTTTCTTCAGTCAAAACCGCTATCGCGTCAATGGTTGATTTGACCGGTTTGATTTGGATCAATCGAAATTCGTCAAAATCCTGAAATTTGGCGGTCATGAACGCCGTTCGAATTGCATGTTCTAAATTATACGAACACCAATTGCGTTGAACGGCCACCAATCGCAATTCATAACGTGAATTAATTCTGTTAATCGTCTGACAACTGAATTGACGTGAATTCGCGGATTCTTCGTAGAAAATTTGTCCATTGTCCCGGTGACGGATATAAAAATAATTTGATTCGTTGTCGCTTATTCCTGAATAAACAAATTCATTTTTTGTCGATTCACTTTGAATCATGATCCGGCCTTCGGAATCAATTCGCGCCAAATAAACGGCCTTTTGAAAACCCGGAACCATTTGCAAAACGTAGTTTGACAAATTCGACAAAATTGTGTCGATTGGTGAACAACAATCGGATGTGATTTGTTTCATAGTTTATTTATTATCGTATCAATTTTTTCGTCAATCAAATCGGCAATGTAATTTTGAACACCGGTTCGTTCCTTTTTGGACGGTGTGAAAATTTCCATTTTGTTTTGACCTTTCTTTTTTCCTTGGATTAATTCCTGACCTTGCGATTTTTCAAAATCTTTGTCGTTGATAATGACAAAATAAACCGCGTTTTTTTCCTTAACAACTTGCATTGAATTGCGCAAATCACCGGTAAATTCTAAATCGACAAACCCGGTTTGATTACCGCGTTCGCTTCGTTTCTTTGTCCAATATTTGGACGTGTATTTTCCAATCTTTGTTTCGGCGGTGTTTTTTCCGTCGTTGAAAATTCGACGTTTCATTCGCCCTTCTAAATCTTTAGCACCCAACAAAAGCAAATCACTCGTTGACCGACTTAATTCGGTTGAAATCAGGTTTAATTTTGCTTTGAATTGTTCGGGTGTCATAATCCCTTCAAATAAATGATTGCGTTAATTATGTCTTTTTTATCCGCGTACGGAATCAGGTCAATGAATTGAATCATTAATTCTTTGTTGTATTCGTCAACCATTTGATTAACCGATTTGAATTTGTCAATGGTATATTTGTTTTTTGGAACGTTGGCATCAACTGAATCAAACGCGCAAACGTTTAATTTTTTAGTGACGCGTTGAACTTCGGTCAAATAAACTTTTGCCAAATCGACTTTCGCCATTGACGAAAAATAAATTGTGTCAGATTGTGTTTGTCCAAACGATTGCATCGCGAACATTAACATCAAAATTGTTGTTGTTTTTTTCATTGTATTTTTATTTTAAAATTAGTAAAATTGACGCAAACCCAATCGTGAAAATCAAATTTCGTTTTCGGTTTTTGCTTTGTTTAGTTAAAAACTCTATTTTCTTTTTGTGTTCCAAATTTTGAAATTCACATTCGTCGGTTGTTGACCGGCATTGAACCAATTTTTCGGCGAACGATTTATTCAATTTCATTAATTCGTCAATCTGTTTTTTTTGCAAATCATTTTGTTCGGCAATCAAATTATTTTGTTCAATTATTAAATCCGTATTTTTCAACTCTGAAATAATATTCAGGACAATCCATTTCGGCATTGCGACAATTTTTGTCGAATCGTTATTTGTAACGGTTTGCGAAAAAATTGGTGATGTCAGAATCGTTAAAATTGCGAACAACAATATTCGTTTCATGTTTTTTCTTTTTTAAATTCAAAATTTGCATTTCCTTTTTTTCAATTTCATATTGCAATGAAACGATTGAATCCGAAATCACTTTCAATGTCGAATCAAATGTCAATTTTTGAACCTCAAATTTTTTGATTTTGAATTCCAACAATTCAATTCGTTTGTTTTGATCCGAATCACTTACAACAATGTCCGGTTTCGTGAATAATTTTTTAAATGGTATTAAAAACAAAACAAACAAAACGATTGTGATTGCCAACATCCATTTTTGAAAATTCGTGTATTTTCCCAACATATTTTTTTAATTTTTAACAACCGTCGTTTCCGGGTTTGGCGTCTTTGCTTTGAACATATTCGTTTTTATAAACATCAATTTTTCGATATAATAATTCGGCAAATCCTTTTTTGATAAAACCCAACAACGATAAATTTTTGACTAATGAAATCAAATTGACAACCACCAACGGAACGAAAATTCCTTCGTTCAACCAATAAATCGCGTTTGAACCTTTCGCCAAATTTGTTGCAAATGCCAACAATCCGGTGTGTGATAATAACGTCCAAAATACCCGCGTCGCTTTGCGCGTTTCAAAACGATTGTTTTTCCATGCAATCCATATTCCGGTGAAATGGTCACAACAAATCAACAACATCAACGTATAATAACTCACCGCCGGATCAAAAATCCAATTTGAAACAAACCCGGAAATCGAACCCAACGTGAATCCACCAAACACCGACAATGTAAACGGAACAATCTTCAAATTCAGCGACAACACGGAATCAAAAATTGATTTCGTTTCAGTTATGAAATGCGGTTTCATTTTCCGCGCGGTTTGCTTGGACGTTGAATTGAACCCGGACGTGGACGTGAACCGCCACAACTTGAACATGCATTTTTTTGACCTCTTGTTTTCATGATATTTTTGTTTTTATGGTAATCCTTGAATGTAGCGATTTTGATTGCAAACGATGCAACATTCGTCAATTCGACGCAATAATTGCGGCAAACTTTCAATTAACATTTTCATTTGTTTGTCGTATTCAGCCGTCCAATTTTCTAATAAAAAATTGATTTTGTCCGTGTCCAACAATGTCAATGAATTCAAACGATCCGTTGCAACCGCTTCATGTAAAATTTCAATTCCTGAACGATATAAAATTGGCAAACCTAATTTTGCACCTAAAACACACGCGAATTCGTCGTTGTCACAAATGGCGTTCGCCTGAACTTTTATTCCATAGGTTGAATTTGAATTTCCTGATCCATTCCAACCGTATGCGCTCAAATATTGACCTGACTTTGACGAACAACCACAACCCGTTTTGATTGACGAATTGTTGACATTGATTGTTGAATTGTCCATGTATATATAAACGTCCGGTGTTGTCGATGTGAAATTCAAATTGATTTCCGCTTCGCCTTGGGCGTTGGTTGTGAACGAATATTGCGTTTGAACACTCCCGTCGTCAACCCAAACGTCGTGTGTTGTGTTTGCGTTTCCAATTTTTATTTTGATGTTGGTCACGTTAATTCGTAACATTCGCGAACGTTTAACCTGCAAATGAACGCCCCTATCGGCGTTTTGAACTCCCAATGATGTATTTGTCCAATCGCCAACCGATAATTCGTCCACGATGCTATTAATACGAAAATAAGGCAACGCGTAACGCGTCAAATCTGAAATCACCAATTTTGTCGCAAATGCGATTTTTTCATTCAGGAATTGTAAACCTGAAATAAAATCCGAATCCGCAATGTTCGCGGCATATTTCAAATTCAAACCCTCTAAATCGTTAATGTATAAACCCGACGTCGGTGTTCCTGATGTCAAACATTTAACACCGATTAAATTATTTAAACATGTTGGTTGCATGGTATGGATCGTTTAAGTAAATATTTTTTTCGTTGACTTTTATCAAACAATGGTTGCGTAAATAATCCGGCACCCAAAAAGACGGACACCCCTTCGGCGCAAATTGGTTGTGACCGGAAATCAACACGTCCGGGTTATAACTTAAAACCTCGGCAATGATTGAAGACAACATTGAATTTTGTTGATCCGTCAACGTGTTTTTGATTTTTTTCATGTCTTTGGTCATTCCGCCAATGTAGCAAACATGACGTGAAACGGAATTGATGCCCAACGCGCCGTTTGTGATTTCGTTTTCGTCAATCCATTTGTCCATGTTATGTTTCACAAATCGGTGACGACTTCCGTCCAACAAAATCAAATCGGAATATCCAACACGTGACCAACCACGACCAACCGGTTTCGGGGCGCAATGCCAATTCCGAACTGTTTCAGCCGTAACCGAACGACCTTCAGGTGTCGCCGAACAATGAATCACCAAATATTTAAACGGTTTTTTCATTTTCAATTTGTTCAATTTCGGTCGGTTGCTCAACCACTATTTTTTTTGATTTTGGTTTTGTAAATGTAAGCAAAAACGAATCGAATTTTTTGTTTTCGCATTTTTCGACAATCAAATTCGGAAATTTTTCAACCAACCATTCCAACGCCGTTTCAATTTGTTTGTTTGATTTGTTTCTGAAATCGCGATTGGTAAAAACAACCACAACACCACGTCCATTTTTTAAAACTGAAATCCAATTTGATTCAACAATTTTCAAATTTGCGTTTCTGTCTTTTGGATGCAAATTGTGTTTTGCTCGTTCCGCGTTTAATTCATTCAGGTTTTGACCTTGTAATTCATAAACGAGCCATTCAGATTCGTTGATTTTGCCAATTAAAACGTGCAAATCGTAACGCCCCGCGCCCCAATGCAACGTTTGAACAACGGTTGACAATTCCGTGTCTATTGTGTCTAAAATGTTTTGATGTCTTATCATGTTTCAAAAATAAAAAAAAACGGCAAATTCACATTGTGAACCGCCGTTTTTCTGAAAACCTATTGAAACCGATTTTTTTTATAAGCCGTTTAGGTCAACCGCAACTGGACAAACCATTTCAACGTCGTTCCAAAGGATCGTTCCGTCAAAATAAATTGCACCCGTGTTGTTGTCTTCAATTACTTCGTCAATTTCAATTTGGAAATTGTCAATGACGCCGTAAAAATAACCGTCACATGTATAATATCCGAAACGATAGTTTGACGCTTCAGTCAAAATTGAATTCCAAAAATCATACGCCAAACAACCCGGTCCCGGTGTCGTTACGGTGTCAGTGTTATAATCTTGAAACGTGATTTGTTTTTCAGCACCGACAACCGCTTCCGGTTGACACGATGCGATTCTTTTTTTCGTGAATGATCCTTTCGCTTTTTGACCTAATACCAAACCCGAAAACACAACATCACCGCTTGACACGGCCGTTGACCATTCGTTTTTGTCGCTTATATCCGTGAACTCATAGTCACATTTAATGAACGCGAATTTCTCAATTCCGCCCTTGCGCGTTACGATTCCGCAACCACCGGCATAACTCGAAGGTAATGACGGCGCACATGTTGAATTACAAATTGCCATATTTTTAAATTTTTATTTTTTGT